CCGAAGATGGATTGCAGACATATTGCAAAGAGTGCGGTAATGTTTATGCCAAAAACCGTAAGAAAACTCCGGGGGGGGGGGAATTTGAAGAAAATATATTCCAATCCTGAATTGGCAAAATTTTCTCCACGGGAACTTATCGCAGAATTGAAAGCACGTGGATATACCGGAGAATTGAAATACACCCAAACAATATCATTATAAATGGAAAAGTTACGTCTATTGGTTACAACCAAATGTCCGAACAAATGTCCTATGTGTTGCAACAACTCATGGGATTTTTCAAAATTACCAGTTGTTGAGCATTTTAATTACAAAGAGATCATGATAACTGGTGGAGAGCCACTTTTGTTTCCTGAAAAACTGTCAAATTTGGCCGAAAGTATCAGAACCGTTCAGAAATTGGCCTATGGCAATAAAGGAAAATTATTTCTATATACGGCACTGGCTGATATGCTCCCCAATTATATCAGATACTTCGATGGAGTTGTTTACACTCCACATTCTGTTAATGATGTTCATAGTTTATTGGAGGCCAATAATTTTTTGTTGGACTACAAAGATGAACTTATGGAAAGTAAATCTCTTCGACTCAATCTTTTTCCTGATATTAAAAAGCATATTCCTGACAACACAAACCTTTCGTTATGGCAAGTAAAAGATATGCAATGGATCAAAGATTACCCGGTTCCGGCTGATGAAGAATTCAAAAGAGTAGCTGAATTATGGGAGGTGGAATGATGAAAGATGTAATTACCCCCCCCAACATCTCTATCCTTATCGCTGGTCTTTAGAAGATGCTGTTTTTACTAAAGATAAAGGAAAGGTATTTTCTTGTTTTGCATGTGGCGGTGGCTCTACTATGGGTTACAAAATAGCCGGTTACGATGTTATTGGCTGTAATGAGATTGATCCACGAATGATGAAATGCTATGAAACAAACCATCATCCCCAGTATAGTTATTTGGAAGATATTCGTGATTTAGTGAGAAGGAATAATCTTCCCGAAGAATTGTACAATTTAGATATATTGGACGGATCACCACCTTGCAGTACATTTAGCATGTCGGGATTACGTGAAGATGCGTGGGGTAAAGAAAAGAAATTCAAGGAAGGTCAAAAGACACAAGTTTTAGACACGCTCTTTTTTGATTTTATTGCACTTGCCAAACGCTTAAAACCTAAAATCGTTATTGCTGAAAATGTGAAAGGACTTCTTTTAGGGAATGCGATTGATTATGTCAGACGTATATACAAAGACTTTGAGGAAGCTGGTTATTATTGTCAGCATTTTCTTCTTGATGCTTCTAAAATGGGAGTACCTCAAAAAAGAGAACGTGTATTCTTTATATGTATCAGGCATGATCTGGGAGTCCATTTTCTAAAAGTGTCAGACCTCTTCAATGTTGAGCCATACATCAACATGGAATTTAATGAATCGGAAATATATTATGGGGAATATGCGGATTACAAGGGAAAAGCTATTGGATTAAAAATGAAGAAGTTATTTGAGCAAAGAGTGGCAGGAGATATTGCTTTGGCAGAGGCTTATAAAAAACAAACTGGGAAACGAGGCTTTTTTAATCAACAATATCTATATGAGAACAAAGTAAGCTACACCCTAACAACTCATGCAGACTCAATTATTCCTTTTAAGCAGCCTATATATTTATCACGGTCAGAAGTATGTAATATATCCACATTTCCACAAGATTACCTTTTCCTCAACCAATCCCCACATTATATCTGTGGAATGAGTGTACCACCCGTTATGATGGCGCAAGTAGCCTCACGAGTATGGAAATATTAGTTATCTAAATTATAAATCAAATGAAATCAGAAGAATTAGCAACCCAATGGTGTCGGGAACATCCTGATGCAACATTGGAACAAGCATTCATGGCCGGATTAGGCCATAAGATGAATATGAATAAGGATTCTCTTTCTGCAAGGAAAGACAAATTCAGAAGTGAAGTCCTCATGTATAGAGGGAAATATCCTGATGATATGTTGAAGGACTTTTTCGAGTATTGGACTGAATGCGGAGGACGGAAAATGCGCTTTGAGAAGGAACGTACATTTGAAGTTTCCAAACGTTTAGTCAGATGGTCTAATAATGATTTTAACAAGTATGGGAAACAACTTAATTCAAGTCAACAGCAATCTCCCGGCAACCGAAAAGAAAGCGTTGAAAGACTTGCTGACCTTGCAAGCGGAGTATTACAAGGGATTGCACGTAAGTTCGATTAAAGAAGCTGTTCTCAACACTCCTAACCTACCACTCTCCGTTATAAGAAAAGAAATCACATTGGCTGGCGCAAGAGCCATACTGGTAATTGCGATTAACGAGCTTGTGTCTTTTTTCAATGTTGGAAAAACGATGAATGATGTTCAAGTGGCACTTACCGCTGATCTAATAATAGACAGATTCTATTATCTCAAATTGGAGGAAATCAAATTGTGTTTCCGTAATGCTATGGCTTCCGGTAAGATTTACGATAGACTGGACGGTAATATCATTCTCGGCTGGTTAAATGAATACGATGCACAGCGTGATGAAATTGTTTCTTCTCTTTCAATTAATGAAGCCCATGAACAAAATAATAACAGCACTGGAATGTTCTACGGAGAATATATCAAACATCTAACTGAAAGATCGGAAAATGGAGATGAAGAGGCCAAAGAATTATTGGAATCCCATCAATCATTCATACAAAGGATGAAATCAAATGATAAAGAAGCCGCTTTCAAAAAATGGAAAGAAGAATATTATGGAAGAACTAAGAGACAAACTACTTGACTGGGCGAAACAATTTGAAACACCTGATTTTATAAAAGATGATCCTATATTTTTTCCACATAAGTACAATGATAAAAAGGACATAGAAATCAGTGCCTTTCTTACTTCATGGATAGCTTTCGGGAATCGCAAACTGATAATGCAGCAAGCAGAAATTTTGGATAATCTAATGGGTAATTCTCCTTATGCCTTCATTATGAACAAAGTATGGGAACAATACAAAGAAAATACAAATACCTTCTACCGTATGTTCACCTACCATGACTTCTTCTGCATTTGCCAGCGGTTGTACAACATATATCAGGAATGGGATGATTTGGAAGTATTTTATGAGGGTTACAACAATGTTATCCGTGAAATACAAACAGATTTTGGTGGCGTAAAAGGTATTCCAAAATTGGAGCGTGATTCTCCATGCAAGCGTATTTGTCTGTTTCTACGGTGGGTAGTACGAAAATCGCCGGTGGATTTAGGTATTTGGACTATTATTCATCCAACAGAATTATACATACCATTGGATGCGCATGTTGCAAAAATGGCACATCAGCTTGGGATAACAACACGCAAAACAGAGGACTGGAAAATGGTTCAACAAGTAACCAATTACATGAAAACAATTTTCCCGGATGATCCGTGCCGGGGAGATTTTGCATTATTCGGATATAGTATTAACAATAAATAATTTACATTATGTCAGAACTTAAAATCACACAAGAAAAGGTAACAGCCGCTTTTAGTGAAGCAAACGACTGTCCTAAAGCAATTAGTATTCTAACAGCCCTATTCGGAAAGCAAAAGCCGGATTATACAGATTATCACAATATTAAAACCTACGAAGATGCTTGTGAAGCAATAGGTGTAAAACCCATTGTTCGCCTACTTGTTGAAGATGAAGACGGACACAAAGAAGAAGTGGCTGATATTGCACACCTCGCCTACATCAAACTATGCACTATTGCCCGTGCGTTAAACAACGATCCTGATTTTCCACGATTTACTAAAGATGAATACCGTTATACGCCGTGGTTTTATCTTTATAATCAGAAAGAAATTGATGAAATGGACGAAGAGGATCGTAATCAGCTGGTTCTTTGGGGCGGTGATGCGCATGGCGGTGCGTATTGCGGCCTCGCTTTTGCGAACTCGTATAACGGTTGGTCGCACTCGACTGCGTATATCGGCTCTCGCCTTGCTGTAAAATCAAGTGAAATCGCAATTTACTTTGGAGAACAATTCAAAGAATTGTGGAAAGACTTTCTGATTGGAAAAAAGTAATCACACTGGGGAGGCCGCATCAAAGCGGCCTTTTCCATACCTTTTAAATCTATGACTCCAAAAGAATTTTTCGACAAAGTGGTGGAAATGCGCCGTTGCCAAAAAAGCGTAGGACATTCCTTCTTCCCTCCATCATACATACCTCAAAGATTTTGTAAGAACAAACAATATCCTTATGTAGAGGAAGTTTTGGAATATGTTAAAGAACATACCCCTGATATGTTCGAGCCGGAAAGTGGATATGCCTGCATGAGCCTGTTTCATGGACTATGCGAATAAATAAAAATATTATGAAGAAAATACTACTTATCTTTACACTCCTTGTTTTGTTAACTAGATGTACTGCACCGAAAGTTTATAAAAAGAATCGCTTTACAAAACAGTTTCAAGAAGCAGATTCAATGTTTAATGAAAAATATGGATTAAATGAGTAAAGATAATATAGCTCAACAATACAATAATATGGTTGCAAGTATTGAAGATGCTAAAATTTATGATGGCCGGGGAGAATATAACCTATATGAATGTAATAAATGCAATAATTATAAGGTAACTCTATACAAAGACAAAGGTGTAACTCCCTTCATCATGAGATGTAAATGCGGAGGGGATATGATGCACACGAAATCTTCAAAACAAGCTCCACCGTCATACGTGAAAGTTCATAATTGGGTACGCCCCAGTTTGAAGCAAACAATGTCATTGAGTGAAGGTATGCGTAATCATATTCTAAATGGAGGATTAATATTAGAGGATGAATTAAAGTGATCTGATAAAATGAAAGAAATAACTATTGGCGACAAATCTTTAATGCAAATATCAAAAGAGGATATTTTACAATTAGCCGTGATGCAAGGTTGTTGTGCTCATTTAGATTTTTGGAATTATCCCACTTTACTGGAATATGACAATACCATGTTTTCTGATACAGTCGTTATATCGTATAAATCTACAAGAAAAGAGGATGGAATTGAAAGTATTCCGTTGGTTTTCTTCTTTTGTGTTAGCGACTTATCTTATCATTATCATAGAGAAAACGTAACAGAAAAATGGTATGGAGAACGTTTAAAAATAAAAGCTATAAAGTTCCTCATAGAAAAAGGATATGATGTGCCAATTTATTAATAGTACAGAAAGGAGCCAATATGCCAATAAGTGAAGTTTATAATATGGATTGCATGGAATATATGAAAAATATTCCTGATAAGTTCTTTGATTTAGCGATAGTCGATCCCCCGTATGGCATAGACATAATGCATAAAGGTGGGATGCCGAAGCATTTAGGCTTTAAACAATATAAAAGAAAAGATTGGGATAAGTCCCCCCCCCGGAAAGAAATATTTTGAGGAACTATTCAGGGTATCGAAGAATCAAATAATTTTTGGTGGTAACTACTTTACTACCTATCTTCCTCCCAAAATGGGGTGGATTGTTTGGGATAAAGGACAACATGGATTAACTATGTCTGATGGTGAATTGGCATGGAGTAGTTTTGACAAGGCTCTTCGGATCATAACTCTATACCGGTGTACAATTGGAGAACGAGGTGGAAATATCCATCGTTGTCAGAAGCCAGTGAAATTATATGCTGAAATATTAAGAAAAAACGCCAAAGAGGGAGACAAAATTTTTGATAGTCATTTAGGTTCAGGAAGCAGCAGAATAGCTGCTTATGGACTTGGATTCGATTTCTATGCAACCGAAATAGATGAAGAATACTTTGAAGCACAAGAAGAACGTTTTCACCGGGAATGTTTTGGGGAGATAAAAACAGAGAGAGGAACGTTGGTTCAAACTAATTTATTTGATAAATAGATATGAAACAGACAGTAGAAGAAGCGGCAAAGGAAGCAAGGATGACAAGTGCCGAAACATTAACTACTTATGGCACACACACGTCACTTGATGATTTTACATATTTATCTCATGATGAAATTGCAGAATCTGCATTTATAAAAGGTGCTGACTGGCAGTCAAAGCAATCACCTTGGATAAGCGTGAAGGGACAGTTGCCGGATGAAAATGAAGACATCATCATTCTATGTAAACATGGTGCGATTTTTAACGGCACATATAGCAACAATGTATGGTTCTGCATGGATGGTTATATCCATGATATGTACAAAGGTAATCCGATTTACTCTTCAATGAGCAGCATACCTTCATCATGGGAACCGATAGCATGGATGCCAAGACCTAAATTTGAAGAATAATGAATATCGGAATTTTAGCCGTTGACAGCAATTTCCCCAATTTAGCACTTATGAAAATCAGTGCTTACCATAAAGCAAGAGGCGATCAAGTGGAATGGTATAATCCCCTATGTGAATACGACAAAGTATATACAGCTAAAGTATTCACTTTCACACCTGACTATAACTATTATATCAATGCCAACCAAATAGAAAAAGGTGGTACCGGATATGATATTGAAAAAGTTCTTCCAGTTGAGGTTGATCGTCTTCAACCTGATTATTCTATCTACAATATTGACTCCAATTTGTCCTATGGGTTTCTGACACGTGGTTGTCCCAATCGGTGTAAATGGTGGGTTGTTCCTAAAAAAGAAGGGAAAATCTCACCTTATATGGATATTGAGGAAATAACAGCTGGACGGAAGAAAGCTATCCTTATGGATAATAATATACTGGCCTCAAACTATGGCTTGCAGCAAATAGAAAAAATCATCAAACTGGGTGTCAAAGTGGATTTTAATCAAGGACTGGATGCCCGCTTAATCACGGATGAAATTGCCCGACTACTTGCAAAAGTAAAATGGATTAAACGTATTCGCTTTGGATGCGATACGCCGGGACAAATTGCAGAAGTTGAACGTGCTTCCGCTTTGATAGACAAGTATGGATATAAAGGGGAATATTTCTTGTATTGCATCCTTATGGACTTTAAAGAGTCGTTTGCGCGTGTCAACTACTGGAAATCTAAAAGCCGCCGTTTTCTCCCACACTGTCAACCCTTTCGTGATCTGAACAATCCACACCAAATTATTCCACAGTGGCAGAAAGACATGGCACATTGGGCTGATAGGAAGGAAATATACATGAGTTGCGACTTCAAAGACTTTTCACCAAGAAAAGGATTTTTATGCAAGGAATACTTTAAAATATTGTGAGATGAAATTAAACAAAAAGACAGAGCGACTTATTAAACGTAAAGCCGCTGAACTTAAAAAATTATATGAAACTCCTAATCCCGAAGTAGATAAAATTATTTCTGAATTGAGAGCAGAAGCAACGAAACTTCCACAGAACATGAGTAAGGAAGAAGAGATTGCTTATATTCTGAAAAAGGCTGATGAAAATTGCGATCATATAGAAATTCGTAAAATCCTAAATGAAAGTAATACATGAATACATCTTTTGAACGATCTGCAAACGCTTCCGATGAATGGTACACACCACGAGAAATCATTGAAGCATTAGGCGAATTTGACCTTGATCCATGTGCTCCCATGCACCCTCTTTGGCCTACTGCAAAAATCATGTACAACAAGCAGGACAATGGTCTTATACAAAATTGGGGGGGGCGAATTTGGCTTAACCCTCCGTACTCCAAACCGCTTATATGGCAGTTTGTAGAGAAATTGGCAGAACACGGCAACGGTATAGCACTACTTTTTAACCGGTGTGACAGCAATAAGTTTCAAGACATCATCTTCACGAAAGCAACCGGTATGATGTTTTTGAGGAATCGAATAAAATTCTTCCGTCCCGATGGAACACGTGGGGACAGCCCCGGTTGTGGAAGTGTTCTTATTGCATTTGGCCGGGAAAATGCCGAAATTTTAAGGAATTGCTCTTTACAAGGCAAATATGTTGAACTTAACAATGATAAATGATGAAAATCTTATATTTACTCATGCTCATTGCCGGTCTTCTGTGGATCGGTGATTTCTCTATCACCTTAAAACCCTTTTCTGTATCTTTACCATGCTGGTATAAATCCGTTGGCATACTTCTATTTTGGCTGTCAATGACTATATATGTTTTAGGTGAGCATACCAAAGGCTATAAAGAAGGATTTGATACTGGAATTAAACAGTGCATTAAGATACTTGATAGAAATTGCTACTCTAAAGAAATAAATAATGATGAAACAGTACAGAATCAATAAAACGACTACCTTCGTAGAAGATAATTGCAGCGGAAACAGAGAGAAATACCTCCTTCTTGATTACAAAGTACAAGTTAAATTTGCAGGGATTTGGATAACAGTTAAGTCCTTCCATGATGAAGATGAAGAATACGCAAAAAATTGTGCGAATGAACTTCTTGAAAAACTTAACGAAAAGATTTGATTATGATTGAATTACAAGGAAAATTCGGCAAAGATTGTAAAATATTTACAAATGCAATAGAAAATGAAGCTATTGGAACGATACAAAACATTTTGAACAATCCGGTTACGACTGGTGTTCCGGTTCGTATTATGCCTGATACCCATCAGGGAGTAGATATAGTGATTGGATTCACCATGCCAGTTACAGATCGTGTCAACCCCAATCATATCGGAGTGGATATTGGTTGTGGAATGTTGTGTGTAGAAATTGAAAATGCAATAACAGAAGAGTCTTTCCCGGACATTAATCATGCAATCCGTTCCATCATACCTATGGGATTTGAGATTAACCAACAATCCTTATCCCAACAAGAAAGGGAGAATTTGTTTACCTTCTTATCTATCAGAATGGAACAGTTCTGCTCTAAATTCCAACTGGCAAAACCGGTTATTAGTGAGGAATATGTATCACAACTTTGTAAGAAGGTGGGAATAAATGAAACTACATTCTACAACTCTTTAGGTACATTGGGAGGTGGGAATCACTTTATAGAACTGGGGCGTGCTGAGTCAACCAATAATATATTTCTTACAATACATACCGGATCGCGGAACTTTGGTGTGAAGGTTTGCAAATACCATGCCGAAATAGCCAAATTTGACAAAAAAGCTTTTTCTAATGAAATTCAACGCTTGAAATCCGCTGTTGAACCACAATCCATGCAAGCTGAAATACAACGTTTGAAGGAAAAATTTGCCGGGTATTCCGGGTATCTCACAAATGAAGCAATGCTTCACTATTTATGTGACATGGTGATTGCACAAGGATATGCCGCTTTCAACCGCAAGTTGATTATACAACGTATAATCAAAGCTTTGGGCTGGAACACTGCAATATCCGTTGAGACAGTCCATAACTATATCAGCTTTGATGATATGATAATCCGTAAAGGGGCTATTGCTGCATACGCCAATGATTATGTTGTGATTCCTATGAATATGGCAGACGGTATTCTTCTTTGTCGTGGTAAGGGAAACAAAGATTGGAATTATTCTGCACCCCACGGTGCCGGACGCTTATACTCCCGTTCTGAAGCTAAAGAAAGATTATCAATGGATGTATTCAAAGCCCAAATGAGCAATGTGTATTCTACTTCCGTATGTGAAGGGACATTGGATGAAAGTCCTATGGCATACAAAAATGTTCAGGAGATAAAAGAGCTTATAGAACCTACGGTAGAAATTGTTGATACAATTGTGCCCCTAATCAATATCAAAGCTGTATGATAGAAAAGACAGACTTCCCTTATACTCTTGGCGGCTATGTCGAACAGCAAAATTATAAAGGTTTCGACATAGC